AGCTGTCCAAATTATGGGAGTTAATGATTTCCATGGTGCGCTTGATATGACGGGGACAGCGCGATTGGAAGGGGAAACAGTTCGTAATGCAGGAACTGCTGCTTTACTTGATGCTTACATGGATGATTCACAAGCAGAATTTGAAGAAACAGCAGCAGAAACAGAGACACCTGCAGAGTCTATCCGTGTTCAAGCTGGGGATATGGTTGGTGCAAGTCCATCGAATTCTGGACTTTTGCAAGATGAACCAACTGTAAAAGTCTTTAATAAAATGGATGTTGAATACGGAACTTTGGGGAACCATGAGTTTGATGAGGGACTTGATGAGTATAACCGTATCATGACTGGTGAAGCTCCAAAAAAAGGTCAGTTTAATGAGATTGTAGATAATTATACTCGTGAAGCTGCTAAACAGGAGATTGTTATTGCTAACGTTATTGACAAAGAAACGGGTGAAATTCCGTATGGTTGGAAGCCCTACGCTATTAAGACTATTCCCGTGAATGATAAGGAAGCTAAGATTGGCTTTATTGGTGTAGTTACGACAGAAATTCCTAATCTTGTTTTGAAGAAAAACTATGAGCAGTACACTTTTTTGAATGAGGCAGAGACGATTGCTAAATATGCGCGTGAGTTAGCTGAAAAAGGTGTAAATGCGATAGTTGTACTGGCTCACGTTCCGGCTACAAGCAAGGATGGTGTGGCTGCTGGCGAAGCTGCAGATATGATTGCTAAGCTAAATGAAATCTATCCTGAACACTCAGTTGACCTTGTATTTGCTGGCCATAACCATGTCTATACAAACGGTACAACGGGCAAAACCTTGATTGTTCAAGCTACCTCACAAGGTAAGGCTTACGCAGATGTTAATGTTAGGGCTGTTTATGATACAGATATTGCCGACTTTAAAGCTGTTCCGACTGCGAAAATTATTGCAGTAGCACCAGGGCAGAAAACACCAAGTCCGGAAATTCAGGCAATTGTAGATGAGGCAAATACCATTGTTAAAAAAGTAACTGAGCAAAAAATTGCTACAGCTAGTCAAGCGACAGATATTTCACGCGAAGTGAATGAATTTAAAGAAAGTGCTGTAGGTAATCTAGTAACATCGGCTCAATTAGCTATCGCTAAGAAATCGGGTTATGATGTTGACTTTGCAATGACAAACGATGGCGGGATTCGGGCAGATTTGAAGGTCCAAGAAGATGGAACAGTTACTTGGGGAGCAGCACAGGCTGTTCAACCATTTGGGAATATCCTACAAGTCGTTCAAATGACCGGTGAGCAGATTTATACAGCCTTAAATCAACAATATGATGAAGGTGAAAAATATTTCCTTCAAATGTCTGGAATTAAATATATCTACACGAAGGCTGACAATCCAACGGAAGAAAATCCTTATAAGGTTGTTAAAGCCTTCAAAGAAGATGGGACGGAGATTGTTCCGACAGAAACCTATACACTTGTCATCAACGACTTCTTATTTGGTGGTGGGGATGGCTTCTCGATTTTCAAAGAAGCTAAACTGATTGGTGCTATCAATCCAGATACAGAAGTATTTGTGGAGTACTTGACTGATTTAGAAAAAGCAGGTCAAACCATTAGTGCAACAATTCCAGGTAGAAAAGCATTTGTAGAGAAGTACGTAGAAGAACCAAAAGCAGAAGAAAAAGAAGATAATGCTGGGACAACTACTGATGCGAAAACACCTGAGAAAGCAAATGACGGTGGCGATAGTGTAACAAATCAGAAAGCAAACGAGCAACCGGCACCATCTGGAAGTATGGCTCCTATTTCAAATAAGAAAACTGAAAAAGCATCAGGAAATCAAACACTTCCAAATACCGGTCAAGAAGCCCTAGGCTCACTTCTTATTAGCTTGGGTGGCTTAGTTTCACTCGGAATGGCTGTCTCAGTGAGACGTAAGGAAGGGGAGTAGGAATCAAGCATAAAAACGACAAACTTTCGAAGTACATTCTAGAATTACTTCTTTTAGAGACTATCATGAGAGAAATGCATAAAAATAATAAGTATTTCATCTTAGAGTAAGTTCTGCTTTTTTGTAAAAATTTGAAAAAACTTACATAACCTTGCTCTTGCAATCTGCTCTCTTCTGGGGTACAATAGAGAAGCAGACTTCCCTTAGTTAAATGGATATAACAAATTCCTCCTAAGAATTAGTTGCAGGTTCGATTCCTGCAGGGGAGATGAAAATACAACAAAAACCCTTGATACACAAGGGTTTTTAACTTTCTTGACCTAAACTCGCCCCAAATTTTTCCATTAAATTTCTGACTTTGTCGAATGATTCTTCTTGTTTGGCCTTGAATAGGTGCGAATATGTTTTCAATGTTTCAGTTGCATCCTTGTGCCCTACTAACTTGGCAATGGTTACAACATCCACGTCATGATAGATCAACCAACTAACATATGTATGACGTAAACCGTGTACATTAAATGTTTGACGTGTCTTTTTCTTTAAAATTTTATTTTCGCCAGTCCCCGTCAATTTGGTAAACAATCTTTTATCTGGATTGTCTATATATCCAACTTTCATGTACTCGTCGTATGCTTTCAGCCACTCACTATCAAATGGCACATCTCGTTCTGATTGCGGATTCTTAGTAGGTCCCCAACCTTTCTTCTTTCCGTAAACCTTGTAAGTCCTGCGGATTCGTAAACACATATTTTCGCGGTCAACGATAGGCTCTGTAATGCCTGCTGCTTCCGAGAAACGAAGTCCGGTTTTTCCGATAGTGTACAGGAAGAAGTGGGACTGGTACTTAATTGTCTTTCGATAATCTGTGATTACTTGTTCGTATTCATCAAGTTCCAAGTACTTATCCTCCTCTTTCTTGGATTCGACATCGGAGAAAATCTTGACAATTTCGGTAAAATCTTTTTTTAAAATCCCTTGGTGGATAGCAACTTTAATTGCTGCTCTTATATGCGAATTGAACCTTTTGACACTATCTTTCACATAACATTTTGCCAGTTCGTTTATAATGTTTTGATAGGAAGTAGCGTTTATTTTCGAGAGTTTCGTTTCGTGAAAGTATATAGTAATCAGTTTAAGGGTATATTCATATTTACCAAATGTTTCTGGTCCGACATGAGGCTTCTTGTGGACAAGCATCCATTTTTCAAAGTATTCAGCAAGGGTAATGTTCTTATCTTCCACAATGCCGTTGGACAGCTCAATTTCAGCTTGGGATGCTGCTTGAACAGCCTCTGCCTTGGTTCTATATCCTGACTTAGATTTCTGCTTATATGAGCCGTCTGGGGCTTTATATGAGATACGGTATTCCCATCCGTTATCCCTTTTTCTAAAATATGCCATTGATTTACCCTTTCTAATTTGATAAAATGGGTATAGTAAAGAGACCTACTGCAAAGCAGGTTTTTACTATACGGAATTACCCTACACTCAAGCTTTGGTCGGCGGAGAGTGTGGGGATTTTTTTGTTATTCGATATCTAATTGCAAGACTTCTTTGATTTTTGCTTTTAGCTTGTCCAGATCTGTCTGGTCGAGTTGGTAGGTTGGTTTGTATATTTTCTGGAATAGTTCCTTTCCTGATTTGTCGGTAAGGGGAACTCCAGAGGGGTCTACTTGCTTTTTGGTCTTGTAGATGATTTTGCGTTTGTCAATTTCTTGTATTTTTCGGACATAGGCGTATGCTTTGGGTTTTGATGGTGTGTCTTGGTATTTGGTATTATCCAGTGTGATACCACCTCGGTATTTTTTGCCTGCTTTTTTGCCTGTTAATGGTACAACTAAGAGTGTGCCGTCTGTTTTATCGGGCGGTGTCAGAATGATAGCGTAGTGCTTGCCGTAAAATTCATTTCCGCCTTTTTGTGTGAAATTGACAAGGTAGACTTCTCCTTGTTGGAATGCCATGGTAACTCCTTGATAAAAAAATAAGGTGCACTTAGAAAAGTACACCAGACTGTTTGTCCTTGACGAACAAGGCTTTATAAATAAATATCGTATCCTTGACGAACAAGGCTTTTGACTAACCTCATTATACCAAAATGAGTGAAATAGTCAAGGATATTTATTTCTGGTGTTGAATTTACCTCTCTCTATAAACCTCCACAACCTCGCCGATGGTTCGGAAGTCGGTGTCTGCTGTGATTGGGATATTGTCATAGTCTGGGTTCAGGCTGTGAAGATAGGCGCCTTGGTCTGTGATGCGGAGTTGTTTGATATAGGCTTCTCCATTGTAGGCAAATACTCCGATGTCGCCGTCAGATAGGTCTACAGATAGTTTGACGAATACATAATCGCCTGAGTGGTATTCTGGTTCCATGGAGTCTCCGTAGATGGGGACAACGAAGTCAGCGTCCACTTCAATAGGCAATTCGATAGTCTCAACCTTTACATCATTCAGATATTGACCTGTGCCAGCGGAAGCGGGTTGGTCGTAATAGTTGTAGGTGTGGTAGGTTGCTTGCAGTTCGTTTACTGTATTCTTACTGTCTGTTACTGTATTTTGTTTATCTAGAAGCGCATTTCCGTACCGTATCCAGCTTTTGTGATTATTCGAATGTAAATCCCTATCCAATCTCAAAACGTCGTCAGAAACGGTTTTAGGGGTGGTAGAAGGGATTGTGGATTTTTCTTCAATCAAATCTGATTTGTTAATTCCAAAATAATTTGCAAGTAATTCGATTTTCCCAATTCGTGGGTATGTAATACCTTTTATCCAGTCTCGTACAGTTGTATACTTTAAATCTAAATCAGAACAGAGTTGGTTTCTATCAACCCCTTTTTTGTCCATATAGTATTTTAGATTTTTCGAGAAAATATCTTTGTTTTCTATCGGCATAGCATTTTTCCTCGCTTTCTAATGAAGATTTTACGGCAAAAACGCAAAAAAATCAAGAAAAAACAAAAAAATTGCGAAAAAAACGCAAAAAGTTCTTGACATTGCGGTTTAACCGCAGTATAATATAATCAAGGTCAGGGAAATGACCGAATAAAAAGCCCATAAGGGCGGAAAGGAGAAGAACAATGGTTGTCGAATCTGTGAAACTAATAGGATTAATCGAAGTTAAAGTGGTAAAAGGCACAGGAACTCAAGAAAATCCTACCAGACTTGTTACTCAATACTGGAACTATGAAAATCATTTAGTTTTTGAAATAGATCCAATTTCTACACATTAAAGATCTCTTTTTTCAATAGACTTTTTATATGATTCTGGTAATAATCCATATATTTCAGCTATTTTCTTTGGTTGACTAATTTGGCTATCCGTAATCAAATTGACAAAATTAAGTAGCGAGAGTGCGAGTTCTTTGTTATCCTGAATTTCGATTTGACCAGGGTGGACAGCGTTATTTCCAATAACTCTGACACTGTCAAGCATTTGTTGGATTTCAATAGGCATGCCCTTTGCAACCAAATTGCCAATTTTCTTGTTTAGATCTTTTCCGTCAGCACCTAGATGGTTAACAAGCTTTTCAATAGCAAGACGAGATAAGGCTGCAGCTGCTCTGGGAGAAGCATTTAGTACATCGCCGGCTTCTTTGTATATTTCTTTAACATCATCAGGCATGTCACTGTTCGGAGCTGGAACTTCTGAATTAGTCGATGGAAATATTAAGGTTACGGAGGCGTAGGTTGTATCTAAATTTTTTAGATTAGTCGTTCCTACTTTTGTTACAGGCAAGTTATTTGTTAACCAGATAGAAAAATTATTGCAAGCTTGACATTGGGCAATAATTGTAAATCTTAGAAAATTCGAGTAAGTTCTGTTAATATCAAGTGGATAACATTCTAGAAGATGTGAGGCGAATCCTGAACAATTCGGGCATTGAAATGCTTTTGAACTTCCAAGAAACCCGCCGCCTAAAGTTAACTTTGAAAAATCGAATTGCATATTATATCTCCAATCATTTTTATAAATATTATACCAAATTTAGAAAGGAGTGAGGGGTATTGAAATGGACGCTAAAAATGTTGCGTGCCAGGGACAATCTTACGCAAAAACAAGCTGGTCAGCTGGTAGGTGTTACTGCTGACACATGGGCAAATTGGGAAAAAGGGAAAACAAATCCAGATGTCAAAACAGCCTATAAAATTGCAGAAAATTTTGGATTGTCTATAGATGACATTATTTTTTTAGATAGCATTGCGGTTTAACCGCATAAAACCAACCAAACTAGAAAGGGACTAACATGTCAAAACAAAGATACGGTCGCCCAAGTACAGGGCAGAAAGGGAATAACCGTCCCACAGTGGTCATTAGTCGTGAGAACTACGACGAGGTAGGCAGCTTGTCAATTGGTACAGGAACGAGCCGTAGTGCTATTATTGATTATTTTATCAGTGAAGGCTTGAAACGTGCTCGTATTGAAGAAGTCATCATCAAGACTAAGCGTCTAGTTCTTGAGGACTAGAAAGGAGAAGGGGATGAGACCAAAACGGTATCCGTATAGCGGAAAATTAAAAGCCTCAACTATGGATATAGTCAAGGCTTGGGAAAAAGCTTATTCAGCATATCGTGTCAAAGGTCAAAAAAGGCAAGAAAAGGCTGAACAAGAATTAGACAAAGCTACTCAGAGGCTTTATCAGCTATATCATTGAGTGTCTTCGCTGCTTTCTCGGTAGCAAGTCGATCAACTTGCATATCTTTGGCAGCTAACAACTTTTCAATGACATCAATAATAGCGGTAGTTGCAACATCAGCTGGATTTTTCTCAATGTACTCAGCAATTAGTTTGTAACTAGCTTGTTTAAGACTTTCAAAGTCATTCATACACTAATCCTCCTTTCCTTGTTGATATACCAATTATATCACGGGGAGGAGCAACCAAACTAGAAAGGAATTTTATGAACGAAATTATAAACGTTAATGTGAACGACAATCAAGAGCCTGTTGTGTCTGGTCGGCAGTTGCATGGGGCTTTGGGTGTCAAGACGGCATATAAGGACTGGTTCCCTAGAATGACCGAATATGGATTTGTCGAAGGACAGGACTTCTGCTCAAATTTGAGCGAAAGTACGGGAGGTCGTCGAGCGGTTGACCACATTATCAAGCTGGACATGGCCAAGGAAATTGCTATGATCCAACGGACAGACCGTGGCAAGCAGGTTCGTCAGTACTTTATCCAGGTTGAAAAGGACTTTAACAGTCCAGAGAAGATTATGGCACGGGCTCTGCTATTGGCTGACAAGAAGGTGCATCAGCTGGAAGCACAGATTGAGGCGGACAAGCCCAAGGTGCTGTTTGCAGACGCTGTGAGTGCCAGTCACTCATCTATCTTGGTTGGAGACCTAGCTAAGTTAATCAGTCAAAACGGCTTTAAAATCGGCGCAAATCGCTTGTTTGCGTGGTTGCGTGAGAATGGCTATCTGATTAAGCGCAAGGGCAGCGATTGGAATATGCCGACGCAGAAGTCTATGGAACTAGGTTTATTTGAAATCAAAGAGACGACTATCACACATGCTGACGGTCATATCTCGATTAGCAAAACTGTAAAAGTTACTGGCAAAGGTCAGCAGTATTTTATCAATAAATTTTTGGCTGATGATGTTGCTTGAGAAACAAAAAAAGCCTGACGGCAATCAGGCTCAATGAAAAACTATATAAAGGTATTATATCACAATGAATACAGAAACAATAACAATAAACAAAAATGAACTAGAGGAGTTGATTGCTAAAGAGGTGGCTAAAAAAATTACCTCACAAGCAAATAATTCTGTTTTTAAAGACCTAGCTATTATTGATAAAAGAGTTGCAGAAATAAATAGAGAATACCCAGAGATTGTTCAGTATGTACAGGAACAGTCGAAAAGACCGCCTGCTTATCACATATCTCTTACAGAACTTGTACATGAGAGAAGCCGTTGGGGAGATGGTTTTATGTTCACTAAACCGTCGTTATATGCTGATCCAGAAACGCTCATCAGAAAACTTGTTTGCTTAATGTTTGGAGCAAAAAATGTTAGGGAGTTGGATGGTAGAGATGTCGAAATAGCTAGAAGTATGTATTATGAAATTTCAAATATATTTATTAATACATACAAGGGACACCTAGAAAACGTTATCGAGGATAGACGTGTTGGACAGTGAACAAAAAGCCTGACGGCAATCAGGCTCTTACTAAAATTACTTACTTGAATTATAACACACGAAAGCGAGGTTTGACAATGGACGACATTGCTGAAAGCCTCATATCACGCTTTATCAGTCAACTAAAAGTTAGGTTGGTAGAGGTATTCGAGGTATTTAACTTGGAACTAGCAATGCCTTTGTTGCTTAACAGTAAACAATGCAAGAAGTTGCTAGGTATTGCAAATGAGACGGAATTCCAGAGGGTGTCACACTTGAAGGATTTTCCAAGGATTGAAAAGAAAGGGTCGCACCCACGATTTCCACGGGATGCAGTGGTTGAGTGGATGCGTGTAAATTGGAAGTTGATATGACAGAAGCGATATTTACATTAGGAATTTTCGCTCTGCCGATTTTGACGGTGGCAATTGCGGAACAGCGGAAAGCAGAAAAAGAGCGGAAGTGTGAAGAATTTGAAGAAATTCGGCGCAGAGACTACCTGTACGGCTTTAAAGCGGGCATGGGGTATCAGAGTACCTGTGACATCGAAAAAGCTCGTAACGGGCTAAAGAGAGACGCTCAGCAAGTGGATAAGGAGATTGCACGGTATGCAGAAATGGTTGGCTAATTTTTTAAAACAAGAAAAACCTGCTATTCCACGTCCGCTTTACACACTAGAACAGGAAAATCAAATATTGCATGACATGGTCCGCGAAATCGCTGAACAACGGAACGAATACCGTATCGAAAATCAGCGATTAAGGGATGAAAATGAACGGTTGAGGAGGATTTTGGAATATGACGAAGAATATGACGAACATGACAGCGATTGATAACACGCTTCAACTTGTGATTGTTGGAGTTTAGGAGGAATGGTTATGGCTTATGCAGCATATTGCAAGAAATACACACGAAAACTACTCTAAAATAAATAATCACCCTGCTCAAAACAGCGAACTTAGTTTACAAGCTAAAGGGTTACTATTTGTGTTGATGTCGAACAAAGATACTTGGCGACCGTACATCGATCAACTTTCCAAACGCTCAAAGAACGGTCGAGAAGCTCATAGAAATGCCTTTGAAGAACTAAAAGACAGCGGCTATATACGTATCTACAGAAAAAGTCTAGGGAGAGGAAGAGGAATTCAGAACTACCCCTTAGTTTCCGACATCCCTATCACAGATAGCTATTGGGAGTACTGGAAAGAAAAGGTTGATGATGAGTTATCCACAGGTGAATCGTCAGAGTGAATTTACAACTTACGGGTTTTACAAAGTTGTATTTTTCAAAAGTTGAATTTTACAAAGTTGTATTTTTCAAAAGTTGAAAAACCCGACACTAATAATAACTAAATAAAAATAATAACTAACTTAATAATAATCTAGGGGCTATCGCCCACTAATAAACAATAAGAGGCTAAAGCCTCTAACTAACTTAAAAACAAACTAATCGTTATATATAAATAATATATATAGGGATTTACAGAAGTTATCCACAGGAGGAAAATCTTGTCTGGCAACGTGCCACGGCAGGAGAGAAGGAAAAGCTGCTGGATACAGGTTTAGCTGATAAGGCAGGATACATCCGCCTTGTCAGAGAGCTAGGTAGAAAGTATGTTGCATAGGAGGTACGGTATGGAAGGTACTTACCCATGGTTTGATTATGACCGTGACTATCTACAACCTGATGAACCAAGACAGGTACATGATCCTGATGAATGGGTGTTCAGAGGCGGTCAATGGATTTATGTAGGGGATGCATAATGACAGAGGAATTACTAGATACAATCCGACGGCTGAGGTGTGATTATTTCCACCTAGGCCGAGAGCTGGGCGAGATTATCAATGAGCAACAGGACTTGATACTTGCCCTGAAACGAGAAAACAGACGCTTAAAGCGTGAGAAATGGAATTTGAAACAGACGAAGAGGAGAAAGAAATGAGTAACAATCAATTATCAACCCAACAAGCAAAGCGTGACATTGCTATTGATACCAGTGTTTGGACTTTTCAGGATGTCAAACGCTATTTTGACCCTCAAAACTTGCTGACTGAAAAACAAGTAGGGCAAGCCTTATCTCTTATCAAAGGACGCAACTTAAACCCTTTAGCAAACGAGGTCTATATTGTTGCTTACAAGAAAAAAACTGGAGGCACAGAGTTCAGCTTGATTGTCTCAAAAGAGGCATTTCTCAAGCGTGCTGCCCAAAATCCAAACTATGAGGGATTTGAGGCAGGTGTTGTAACCGTTGATACTGATGGAGTTATGCACGAACGCAAAGGAGCTCTCATGTTACCTGGAGATACTTTGGTAGGTGGTTGGGCTAGAGTCTATCGGAAAAATTTCAAAGTACCTGTAGAAATCTTTGTCAGTCGTGAAGAATATGACAAGAAACAGAGTACCTGGAACGCTATGCCAGCAACCATGATCAGGAAGACAGCCTTAGTAAATGCTCTACGTGAGGCTTTCCCTGAGGATTTGGGAAATATGTACACGGAAGATGATGGTGGTGAAACTTTTGACCGTATCAAACAGGCGGAACCTGTTGAAAGCCGTGAGGATGTCATGGCACGCAAAATGGCTCAAATTGAGCAGATGAAACAGGAACAAGCTCAGAGACAGATTGACACAAGCTATCCAACTGATGATGTGATTGATCCTGATGATGAGCCAG